TCATTTCACCAATATCTATGTTAGACGGCAGTGGCTTTTTACCAAAATCGTCTGGTATTCTATATTCTCCTATATCTGTCACAGTTTCTGTTGGCAGTTTTGGGTCTGCACCACCTATTGGAAAACCAGAATCATACGCACCAGCAGATGTGCCAGAGCCATACTCATTTTCAAAAATAATTTTTACAGCTTCTGGATTTGTTTGTTGTAAATTTTCAGCAGCCGCTTTTATTTCTGGGTCATCAGGTGATTTACCACTTTGTTTAGCTAAGTAATTACCTATAACTCTAGTTACTAAAGTATAAAAACTAACGTCTCCACCATTATCAAAACCTAGTGCCATAGGTAAAAAACCTTGAGTAACATTCATATTACTACTAGGAACACCTTTTCTAACTGCCCCACCGTTAGCATATCCAACAGGATTAGTACCCATGAAAAAGTTTAGGTGTTTTGTCTGTGGTAATGTTGTTTTAAAACCGTTTATATTAGCTTGTAATCCTAGTCCTTTTTTCATTAAAAGTTCCCCTTGTATGCACCGTAGGCTCCTAGTCCAGCCATACCTAATCCAGCTAGCTGTTGAGCCATGCTAGGACCTGGTTGCTGTGAGTATGCTGTTGTCATTTGTGCCGCTGGTACACCAGATAGTAGATTACTAAATGTTGCAGCCTGTGTATATGGGAACTGTTGCTGTCTCAAGAAGTCTTGATATGCAATGTCCATACCTCTTTGTAATTGCTGCTGTCCTTGTAATCCAGCTGTCTGTAGTCCAGATATACCCTGTCTTTGTAAATCCATTTGTCTTCCAGCTAAATTAGCAAATTGTTGTCCACCTGCTAACTGTTGTGCCCTTTGTGATTGTGCAGCACCTAGAGCCTGCTGATAATTTTGTCTTGCTAAATCAGATGCAGTTCTAGATTGTTGTTGTCTTAAATTTCTTAATCTCTCAGCCTCTTGGACACCAAATCTAGACCCACCAAAAGCACCAGCTCTTACGGCAGCATCTGCTGTTCTCTGACCTTCTATATCACTTCTCCTACGCATTTCATCTAAAACATTACTTGTAACTTGCTGTTGGAAGGGGTTCATAAAATAATTAATATCTTGACCTGTTATGGGAGAAACAGCTAAAGATGATAAACCACGAGCCTGCTGTAAATCAGGTTGAAAAGATTGAGCACCCTGAAATGCTAATTGTCTTGCAGCCTGTTGTTCTGTTGTTAGAGGTGCTAGTCTCTGACCGCCATAAGGCATATACTCCACGCTAGGGTCAGTTACTGCTGTGGCTCTCTGCGTGAGGTTCTTATATGCATCCTCTAAAAATTGTGGCAACTCATTTCTTTGAGTTGTCGTGTATACTGGTGTTCCAAAACACATTTATTTATACCTCCAAATGTTTCCCATATGTTTAAAGCCTAGTCTCTCGTACAAGGCTGGTTTGTCTTTACCAGAACTAACTGGTAGTAAAACTGTTAAATCTTTGTTTTTTGCATATTCTTTCATTTTTTTTAATAAACCTCTTACTATTTTAAATGTTCTGTACTTAGGTAAAATATATAACCAAGTCTCTGCTAGAAATTTTTCTTTACTAAACCACCACTCTGTTTCCATAGCACCTACACTACCCACTAATTTACCGTCTAGATATGCGTTACTTATAAACCCATTATCAAAATGTTGCTGTATTGCTATCGCAACCTTTGCTATATCTGCATTTGGATAGATATCAGAGAACTCTTCTCTAAACATCAGCAGTAGTCTGAGTGTGTCTTGTAATTCGTTAATGCTCGGTTTTTTAACTTGGAACATTCTTTTCAGCGGCATCCATCATATTATATAACTTCTTTGCTCCAGCTGCTCTACTGCCATCGCCCATACCTCTAACGGCTCTGGCTGTCATAACGAACTCCCCATCGCTTAACATCGCTGGAATATCATCTGATTTCTCAGTTCCTGGACCTAAACTCATTCCGCCTTGTGCTCTTAAATCCAATATACCACCATCTTTTACTTTTGGTACGAAGCTGCTCTGTACTTGCATATCTTCAAACCCTTCGTAATTAGTTGGTGCTTTTGCTATTTGTTTTAGTATTAAATCTTGTAATCTTTCATCACTTTCGTTTGGGTACATTTCTTTCATCTTTCTCATGTACTCATCCATCTGAAGTCTAGAGATTGTTGGCACTGCTGCTGCTGCTGCTGCTCCAACTGGTGCTGCAAATCTACCTAATACACCACCTAGTTTACCACCTAAAAATTTACCACCAGCTCCTGCAGTCAAACCTGTAGCTATAGCCTCTCCTGGTTTTGCACCAGTCAGTAAACTTCCTATACCACCACCTAAAGCAGATGCTAAAAACGGTGAACCAGGTGCTACTAAACTACCAATACCAGCTCCCAATATAGGTGCTGCTAATTTTGCAATATTTTTTAATGATTTAAATATACTCACTATGTCATCTCCAATATAGAAGCTACTACCTCTATGTCACTTCCTGTTGTTGTTGCCTTTAAAACCTCTGATGATTTTAAAATTAATGGTGTTGGTGAACTTACAGCAGAATCTGCAGAATCTCTGTCTATATTACCAGACGCTAAGATTTCTTGCGATGATTTTTTTTGTATAGTTCTATTCATTTCTATTTGAAAGTCTACAGAACTAGAATCAGTAATAAAAAATGACACTGTTCTGTCTGTTGTTTCATCTGTGTTTGTTACTCTTATAGATTTTATTATAGATATACCAGCTGTTGGTGCTGTGTATATACTTTGTGTCCCTCTTAGTTTTACTTTTGCATTTGTATAAGTGTTAGTTGACATTAATCTCCACCCATAAAAAACATAAATCTTTCCATTACAACTTTGTTTTCTTCAGCTGTGTAACTAGTATTTAGTGTCAACACTATAGTCTCTATAGCTCTTACTAATTCATTTTGTTGTTGTACATTATACTCTTGTGATGGAGAGGGTAGTCTAACATTTGTAATTTTACTCATCTTTTACCATCTGGTTGTACTTCATATCTAACTGTTCCTAATCTCCAGTCTTCGTCTAGAGCATCATTGTTGATATTATTATAACCATTACTTTCTAATCTTACAGCTATTTGTCTACCCCTAGTTCTAGTATTTATTTTGGTACTAGATGTAGAGTAGAAGAAAGGACCCTTTACTGTTTGTGTTTCAGAAGGGAAATATCTAGATTTTAGACTTACATTTACATTACCAACTTGGTCTTTAAAATCTGGAATAACCTTATTTATAAACATAATATCGTCACCATCGCCTATATCAAAGTCACCACTTTCTATAAATGATGTCATTGTAGAGCCGTCATCATTCTTACCACTTTCGTGTATGAATAATGTGGTGTTTGCTGAACCATCATACTTCGTTGCATAGGGTAGTGGGTATGTGCCAGAGTCTATCCATGTGCTTCTATCCAAGCTACCAGTATACCATAATCCCTCTTGGTAATTATATATGACATATCGGTCTATTTGGTTAGAGTCTTTAGAACAATAAAACCACCATATCTCACCATATGCTGAGTTAGAGCCAGTCCATACTTGTTCGTATTGTGTTGTATCTATATTGTTAAATACAAAATCCTCTACAGAACACGGTAATTTTCTAACAGTTCCGTCAAATAAAAAGAATGCATCAGAACTCATCCAGTAAGCTACACCACCAACATCAATCATACAGTGCGGGCTTATAGCTCCACAGTTAGAACCGAGTTGTTGAAAACCAAAAACAAATGGTGCACCAATAAATGACATACCATGTGCCGCTGTATCTGTTAAAACTAGTATTTGTCCTCTAGTTCTTACAGCTGTAACTATTTCACTACCTCCCACTATTCTCTGTGAGCCAGAGGAATTAGTAGCAGTGGGTGTCCAATCTGTTTCATCATCTTGTGAAGACCATCTAATAAACATTGGGTCTTGTGATGATGTATCTCCAATTGTTGTTTCTGTGCCCATACAGATAACGTGTCTATCTGGGTTAGATACAATCATAAACTTTGTTTTAGTAGGAGCATTTGATACTGCACTAGCTACATTAGATGCTGTCGCTATACCACCAGAGGTATCCCAAATAAAAAGACCACCATCAACATCCAGTGCTAACAAGTCTTCGCCCCAATTATCTAGTGCCCAAGAGCGTAAAGCTATCGTCACAGATGCAGAAGTGTTTGGGCTATCCCAAGTTTGTCCTGAGTTCCATGTTCCTGTGCCCCATCCATAACCTGATAAGGCTCTGTCTCTACCTGAGGTAATTTCATATTGTACAGTGCAATTACCAGTTGTAGATACGGAGGATGATGCGTTAGTTCCTATATCTATTGTGTAAGTATTTAGTGTAGGAACAGAAATAATTTCATATTCACCATTTACTGTGGATGCAGCTACGCCACCTATTGTTGCACTGGTGCTTGATAATGTAACATAATCTCCCTCGCTAGCTCCGTGTGATGAGTGTGTCACTGTAAATATTGATGAGCCACTAGATGTTGTAAAACAAGAAGTTATATCAGCATTTAACCTTGTAGGTGTTGCATCAAAAAAATTACCCTCACTGTATACATACAATTTTTTATGGGTGCCAAACATATCATAGGCTGTCCCATCTAGAGAGTTCCAAGCTAATTGTGCTCTAGCAACTCCTATAAATGTTGTTTCAGATACTTTCTCCCAGCCACCTATTTTTTCTGGATATCCATATCTAAACCTAACTTTATCACCATCTATCCATTTACCTTTAGATGTAATTTCAGTATTTTGTTTATCAAATCCAGGTCCAAACTGTACTTTTTGGTACGGCATTATAATCCTGTTGCTATGAAGAAATTTACTACTGAGAAAGGTTGCATTAATGCATTACTAAAATCACTACCAGAACCAATATTACTACCACTTTGCATAGATTCAAAACCACCTGTTGCTCCTAAACTTCTAGAGGACAAGCCAGAACCAGAGCCAGAACCAATTGGTGTTCTACCCTGTAAGTCTGGTAAATTAAAAGTAGATGAGCCATCACCAGTTCCGTATGTTGTTCCGATAGCAGAAAATAGTGATGAGTATGTGGAACGACTTACAGCTTGTGCATTACATAATAAGTATCTTTTTGTAGAGCTATCTG